AGATAGAGACTCGGAGACAGACCAATAGTCCCAACCTATCGTCTCCACCACCACCGATAGTCATGACCAATCGTTGACTTGAGGTATTGACAGCCGGTCCAACCTTATGATAGACTGGGGTAGGGCCTTTGGTCTGGACTAAAAGAGGGCCTATGGGGAGACTTGAGGTTCTTGAACTGTGAGATGTGGTCTCAAACTTTTGGTCCAAAACTCATCGTCACTACTGTAGGCCACAGCCACTGTATGTCAAGGACCGTAGGTCAGGCGACACTAGGATAGACCAATAAGTAGGATGACCCTAAGTGAGCTTCTCTTAAGGTGTTGCCTAAAGTCCTTGACTACAGTAGCTAAGGTCAGTAGAGTAGCGTCAGCTATGAACTGACCTTAGGTCTTGCTTTCGTTGATTGTTACCATGATTGCGTTAATTACACTCAGACACCAGAGAACATACGAGAGTCTCGACCCACCCGACCCACTGACTTCCAGCAGTAACGCCAGCAGCAAGTAGAACAGCAGCAAGAAACCTGTATGTAGCTCGATTGGTCGCCAGAGCTTTAAGTACAGCTTTGGTCTTTGCCATATGCTACATACCTCCTGTATCTATGGTCGGTGACTATCTGTATTGGAGGGATTATGATTAATATCACCCTCCTTCCATCGGTGCAAGCCTTAGGTAAGAACTCGGAGTCTGCCTCCTAAGGTCTTGCATAAAGTCTGCATATGTATATTCACTACAGTAATACTATAAGTAACCGGGGGTCTTCCCTATAGTGATAGTTAAGTCCAAACTCCTTGTAAAACAGTAGGTTAGACTGGTAGTAACTATAGGTTACTAACCGCGTATTCATGCAGCTTTCACCTATAATTATTCATTCAGCTAGTGGAACGTAACGTATGACCCTAGTCCCAGCTCGTCGTCCGTATTGTGAGTCACCCGGACCCCATTGTCCCAGAACTCAGTGTGGATGGACTCGAAGCCTTTCCGTGGGTTCTCCATCTGTTCCTCCAGCCACTCCTCAGTGACTTCACGTTCGCCCTTGTTGGCATCCTTAGCCATAGACTCAACGAAGAACTGTACACCGATAGCCAGCGCATCAAGTCGGTCATCGTGTGCTAAGGCTCCACGTTCACGAGAGATACGTGTCATCTGGTAGAAGAGAGAGTAGATAGGGTTACGAACACCATCCTTATCAGAGGCCGACTGGTAGTCTTGGACGATAGCAGCAGCGTTAACGATAAGTCGGTGAGACCCCATGATAGGTTCCAGAACGTCACAGATGCGGAGTTCTTTCTGACCCTTACTCTTCACTTCAGTTACAGCCGCAGGATGGATACGGGCCGCTACAGGCTTGAATAGCTCAAGGTACATACCATCACCGAAGTTACCCTCAATGACGTATTCGTTGACCTTCCACTTACGACCAATCTTAGCCAAGGCTTCAAGCGTAGAGTCTTCATAACCACCACGCATACCACCAACTTCCATAGCGAAGATGTAGCCGTTGAGCTGATATAGTACCGCATAACCAGTTTCATCCTTACCACGACCACTAGGGTCAATAACCAGAATCTTCTGGGTGTACGAACTGAAGGCAGAACCTACAGTCTGATACGTGTGGTATGAATCACCCATGAGTCCAACGTTAGGAACGTCCTCACGCTTGTTCTGAGGGTTAGGCAGCCATTGGTAGACCATTGGGCTGGATGCTGTGTCCAAGTCTGCTACGATAAGGTCACGGAGCTTCAGAGGGTACTTCTCGGCATCACTCAGGTTCGGGTTAAGCATGAACTGTAGAGCGAAGCCAGCTTTACCATATGATAACTCACGTTCCTTCAGGTCAGTATCGTCGAATCGAACTTCATCGGTCGGACGCCAGTAGTAGGCCTCAGGGTCCTCTTCAAGCTCTGCCTGAAGCATCGGTGCCAGACGGTCGCCGTAAGACTGCCAGTCCTTCCTGTCGCGTGGATAACGAGCAGGCCAGATAGTAGTGGTGTACCCACGGCCTTCTAGCTCACGATACAAGGTCATCTCGTTCTGAGGAGTACCCAGATAGATGATTGTACCTCCCGGCTTCAGGATAGCGTCGAACTCTTTCACAAGCTCTGACAGACGGTCTCGTGCAGCCTGAGTCGCTGAGTTGTTCGGAACCTCCACGTCATCGGCAATCAGGATGTCAGCACGACTACCAGTCAACTGACCAGTGATACCAACGGACTTAACCGAAGGTGAGTGGTCTGGCTTGGCTGGTCCAACGTCGAAGCTGATAACCGCATCTCGCTGTCCCTGCTTAGGTTTGAGTTCCTGAAGCTGAGGCATAAGGTCGATGATTCGCTTGATGAAGATGGAGTTCGCATCGGCTCGTTCCTTTGAGGCCGACACAATCATGAACTTCAAGTCTGGGTTATTCCATAGCTTCCAGACCACGAAGGCACACGTAATGAAGGACTTCCCGATACCACGGAACGCCTGTAGGATGAAGCGCCTGTTGTCCCCAGCCGATAGTTTCTTCGCCATGTCAATCTGACAGCGAGTAGGGACTGGGAGTGACAGAGCTTTCCACAGGACGAACAGGAAGAATACGAAGTCTGCCTTCATACGTGCAGTCATTAGCGCCTGACGCGCCACTAAGTCTTTACTCAATGCTTCACCTCCTTATCTTGTTGCAAGGCTCTCACAGTGTCCTGAAGGGCCTTAATCCACTTGTCCCCTTTCAGTCCGATGGAGATAAGACGTTTAGCATCTCGTTCGTCAAGTTCGGCGTAACCATCAATGATGCATCGACCGTCACTTTGCGTGGTTCCACTCGTTGGTTTGACTCGGATGCGCAACCGCTTATTGTCAGACTGAAGGTCAGCAATAATCCTATCAGTGCTGCCTTCCAGCGAGGACATTTCGTCCTGAAACCGTTTGGACACTTTGTTGACTTCAGCTTGGACAGCAAGCCTTGTATCCTCCGATGCCTTAAGGTTCGAGGTGTATTCTGCATTGACCTTAGCCTCCCACTTATTGTTAGCGGTGTGGTAGCCACCAGCAAACATCACTGCTGCGAGTAACCACGGAGCCGCTCTCTTTAAAAATTCGAGCATAGCTGCCCTCCCGGTTTATCAGATTTCACGTAGAGTCTCCTCCACTAGTTAGTGTTAACCATAAAGGCCACTACATATAGTAATGACCTTGAGTCTAACGCTTAAGAGATTTACTGTACTCCATATCCAGTGTCATTATCTTCCGTAGCGGAGAGCACCTTATCGTACTCTGCGTTCAGGGCCTCCATATCAGCCAGCGTCTTCTCATCCACAGACACCTTGCTTAACACAAAGTTGTGACGAGCCAGTAGCTTCTCAATGGCGTTGTAGAGCTGAGGAGAACGCTTAGAGTCATCCCGCAGGTCTTGCAGCATGAGTCGAGCACGTTCAGTATCTAGCATCAAGAGGAACTTCTCTAAGTCCATCTGCGTCATGTTTTACCACCTCCTTTAATCGTTTTGTAGACCAGCACACCAATCTGGACAACGGTGTACGCGATAGCCGCAACGTAGAACCATTCGTTCAATGTGAGTCCAAAGAAGAACCGACTGGCACCATCAGCCGCAGCGGTCCCGACGATAGGAGAGGCTTTAAGGACCTCATTCTTGAAGTCTAACTCAATCATAAAACCTCCATTAGAAACTGGTCGTCCTTGACCAGGATTAGTCCGTTAGAAAGCGCCGAAGGAAGACTCTGAGTTACCGAACCAGTCGGAACCCTCTACCTCCATGTTCCAATAACCAGTAGGCGGGACTCCGGGCCACGTTAGGGTGAACAACATGTAAACACCACCAGTCCACGGAATGTCCGTAGCAGGATTGCCAGTCTGGACTTGAAGGCCCCCATTGAAGTCAAAGATACTCTCAAGTGGCTGATTTGCCCCCTCAGAGCCAGCAGCTACTACAGTGCTCTGCTTTGCCGTAGCAAGACTTCCTGTAATTGTCGGCGTAGCCTCTGGAGAATAGGTTGTCTTGAGAATCTTTGAGGTCCACGTTAGGTCAGAAGCTCCGTTCTTGTACATATGAGCCTCAATGTAGTCCCCCTTCTCGTTCGTGATGCGTAAAATGAAAGGTACTGTATTATAGAAGTAAGGAGTTGGGACACACAGTTGACCTGGACCAGTGCCAAGAACAGACTGTGGAACCTTCATTTGGATGCTAGTAAGACTAACAGCTGCTGGTAAATTATTGCCCTGACCACTTGGAGACGGGTGCTTGCGGCAGTGAACAACCTTATATCTACGCTCCTCGTCCTGACCCCACATCTGCTCAGTAGAGAGTCCGATAGGAATAGGCTGGATTGTCAGGTTGTTGATATACCCCCAGTCTGGAGACGTACCGTCCAATGCATTAAACATGGTGATGGTATGCCATCCACGACCAATAACACGGCCAATGAACTTGCGGGAGCCATGCGCTCCACTGTAGTTGCTTGGACTTCTTGGAACCCGGTTTAGTGATGCCCCAAATGAGTTATCCATATCGGCAGCATGTTGGTAGTAAGACTTAGCTTCGTTATTCCACCAGCGACTATTAGTCATGATTGTGTTAATCTGACCATTAACCTTACCATAAACATGAGCCGCCTCAGCATCAAGGTAGAAACTGAAGGTCTGGACGCATCGTGCATTTGCCGGGACGCCACCAACAATCTTATCACGAGTATACGCTCCATCTGAACGACCGGTGTTAGCGTTACCTTCTGGGTTACACCAGCCGATACTATCGTGCATTACACCGGGCCAGTATGTCGTCTCATTGGTCACAGGACGGTATGTTTCCACCAGTCCACCAGCCATAAACATGGACGCCAGTTTCTCACCGTGGATTGCATAACCCATAGAGTTGAAGTGAGTACCATCTGACTGTACAGCGCCGTAGTGACGGTTCAGCATGACTTGGTGTGCATCGAAGGTTGCGCATCCGTAGATACGAGCCATCATGCGCATTCGCTTGGCCCAGTGCAGCCAGCTAGGGTTCCCCGCGCCTTGTCCGCCACCAGACGGTAAGCATACAACTACCGCATGTCCCCAGTCGATGTACCGACGAATCAGCTTCTCCATGTATTCCATGTAGATGTCCAAGGTAGAACCCGCAACACCGCCTGAGTCGTTGATAGCATACATCATAACCACAACGTCACAATTAGGGTTTGACTGCCAGCCCGGTTCGTTGTAAGCCTGAATAGCTGTATGTCCTGAGATAGCTCGCATTACAAACGGAGAGACGCCGCAGCCAGCCTGTTCAGCTAGATAACTGGCAAAGCGATATGGGTAGTTCATAGATGCACGAGTCGCCCAGTCACCATCCTGAGGTGGGATAACGTCAGATGACGTCTGGTCGAAACCAGCAGTCATGGAGTCACCAAGGAAGCACACGCCGATGTTCTGACGGTTGTGGACCTTATAGTCTACCAGAGCCAGCTTCGCCATGTTCTTAGCGCGATATGACGCAGAGTCGGACTGAACGAGCCACTCTTCGACGGTGCGACCATCGGAGGCTTTAACCATAGATGCGCCTGAGGTCCCTGCCAACTGTCCACGCAGAGTTGCGTCAGTTACGTCAATCCACATGCCTTTACCAATACCGCCTGAACCCTGAGGTGTAGAACCCGGAGGAACGACTTTAGGTAGAGTACCTTCCCAGCGCCAGTGAGTAGTGGTAGTGCCAGAGCCATACTGTAGAACGTCATTCTGAAGACGTACAGTCCCCCCATTCTCAAAGGAGCCGACCGGGGTATAACCGTTCTTACCCAGAAGGATAATCTGGTTAAGGATGTCCTGAGCGTCTTTACCAGCCTCAACCGCTTGGTCAGCGTACTGCTTGGCGAGACCTGTGGTCTGGTCACGCCCTTCTTCAGCAATATGGATAGCCTGAAGTTCAGCGTTCGTTAGGTCAGTAGCTGTAAGCACCGAGCCATCACGGAACTCGACCAGCAGCTCTGTAGACGTAAAGCGATGAATCTGAAGGATGTCGAATCCAGCTTGAGACGTATAGATTTCGATGGTAGTCGGGTTAAGGAACCCATAGTCATTACCAACGGTCAACACTCGGTTCTGGGCAGGGTCGTTACTATTGACCAGAGTCACTACTACGAAGGGTCGCGCCAGATAGTCGAAGTTAATCTTATATTGAGTCTGACCAGCAGGAAACTGAGTCAAAGTAGTGTTATCCATTATACCTCCTGTTATGAATTAAAGGGAGACCTGTGGTAGCGACTCCCGTTTCCTATAGTGATAGTTTAGTCCTTGATGTGGATGCCTTGCTCCTCAAACGTTCCAAGCAGCAACTTCTGGGTAATCGGGTCGTTCGGGACCAGTTCACGGAACGTGTTATACATCCCGGTCATGTAGTCCCGCTCGTTGACACGAGTATCAGCCTTGAGGTAGCCAGCCAAGTTGTACGCCGAGGCACCAACGTTAGCAGCATAGCCGAAAGCCGGGACCTGCTCCAAGAAGTTACCGACGACATTCATCACAGGGTCACTTGTAGCCGCACCATATGAGATGGCACGTTCAGGCTTCTCTGTAGGTGAACGCGGGAGGATAGACGAACGGAGCATCTTAGTGTCCTCGTACCCAGCGATGCCACCCAGAATGTTAGCTACCCCAAGTGGCCCACCAAGATGTGAACTACGGGACAGGGCCGCATAGCCAATCATCGTCGGGTCCAGAGCTTGCTTGAGGTAATCTCGGTCTCGACCGTCCTGCATAGCGTAAGCCTTGACGTGCGCCTGAGCCATGTAGTAGATACCAGCAAGGCCCATAGACATCACAGTGGACAGGGCAGCGTCCATCGCTCGGTTGTTCTTCGTGGCGTTATAGAAGGTTCGCATGGTTCGACCATTGATGGACTTGATGACGAAGTTCTTAAACTGAAGGACAGTCTTAGCGAGAGGACCATAAGCCTTGGCGTCCATGTTGGACAGCTTATGGGGACGTAGTAACGTTTCGTCAGCGATGGTGTCACCCATACGCCACAGGTCCATAGCCCTTGGGTCCTGACTGAACGCCTTCTTATCCTTGATGGTGTACTTCCCGTCTGGACCACGAGTCACTGACTCACGGATTAGAGACTTAATGCCTTTCCACTGCTCATCAGAGATACCAGCGGTCTTCAGCCAGCGGTCATCGAACTTACGCTTACTACCAGTCAGGCTATGCTCCACGATGTCAGACAGGAAGCCTTGACGTCCAGCATCTAACAGGTAGTTGGTCGTACCGTTGAGGACTTTAGTGAACGGAGAGCGTACTGCAAGTTCACCAGTGTAATACTTGGCAGAGCCTAGAGCCGTAGCCGTAGGTTTACTCAGGGCGCTGTAAGATCGTAGGCGGTCTATAACATCCTGTTTTGACGGACGGATTGAGTCATCCAGTTCCTTACCGAAGATAACGTTGTGCAGGTCCTTAATCTCTGAGGCCCCTACCTTCTTGTTACGGAAGGCTAGGTCACGGAACATCGGGACTCCATGCAGCAGCGCACGAACATTGCCGCGAGCCAGCATACCACCAATCTCCGTCAAGTTCTGAACACCCATATAGGCATTCTTAGCGAAGAACGATAGGTCTGTCATTGTACGCATCACTGTAGCGAAGGCTGCATCATCAGCCCCATCACGTCTAGCACGACCAGTGAGAATCTTCAAGGTGTCACGTAAGGTAGATACCTCACCTTTCAACTTACCGTCATCCCCAGCCTTGTTCATCATGGTCTCAACCAAGTCCTTCATGTCCTTCGTGGTCTTTCCTGTACCAGCCATGATAGCAATGTCACCATTAACTCGACGGTTGTAGGCCGGTACAATCTTGTCCATGTCCCACTCACGCAGATTGTTGACACTGAACGTCTGACCGTTCGTCAGAACGATTGACATATCGCTATCGAACAGGTTACGAGCCTCAAGGAAGCTGTTGTTCTCCAGACCCACAAGACCGTTGATGTTCTCTTCCATTACGGATGAGCGTTCGAACTGCTCGGTGTGAGAGATACCGTAAGCCTTATCGTTGGCGTACTTATCGACCGCAGCAGCAAGTCCCTCTGGAGTCAACGTAGGGTCAGCCTCTAAGAGTGCCTCGTCCACGCGTTTCTTGACTTCAGGTCGAGACGCATAGCTGGTCAACCATGACTTCTTGATGGCCTCCTGCAACGCCTCTGGACTCCCAAGCTCCTTGATGTACAGCTCCTTCATCTGTTTGCTATACACATGAGGGACGTATGTTCCCTTGAAGCGGCTACCCGGAAAGATAGACTGAGCGTCTGGGCGACCAAACATAGCTGGGTTCTCCATCATCTCACGCTTGGCGTCGAACTGGTTCTTCAGCAGGTCATAGACTTTCAGTTCTCCCGGAGTCAGTTCAGCCTTCAGGTTTCCGCTACCATCTTCGATAGCCATAGACACGCGCTGGTAGATGTCCTGACGGAATGCTCCAGAGTCTCGCCAGAATGCTGTCTGGAAGTATAGGTCCTTTAGTGCCTCAGTAACCGCATCGTCGATGTCGTTGTAGAACCGATGGTCCACAGCACGAAGTCTCTCGAATACGTCTGACGCAGTTGTCCCTATTTTACCTGAGGCCCCAGACTGCATACCAGTCGGTGAACGTACTAAGTCAGCAGCTACACCACGAATCTCAGGGTTCTCAGACCGAAGCAGCTTCAGGCCAATCTCGGTAAGTCCGCCAAGGTTCACACCAGCAGCGGCACGTTCCGGCTCAATCACTTCGTCAAAGACTTGACGTGTCTTAGGGTTCAGAGGGTTCTCACCAATCAGGATTGAACCATCTTCCAGTCGTACACTACCCGGCTCGTTCGGAACATCTGCGAACTTAACACCTTGATGACTAAAGGTCTGCTCACCTTCCTGAATAGGTAGACGAGATAGGTCCTGACCATCAACGTTACGAGCAGTCTCACGCGCTTCCAGACGTGTAGCTGGACCAGCAAACTCATTAGTGTTTCGGCCTAAGGCCCTGCCTAGTCCATCAGCGATAGCAGTCATACCACCACCGAAGAGAGCGCCACCAAGGATAGCTTCAGCCACATGAGCATCACCACCAGCCACTGAGGTACGGGCCATCTCAGACACACCAGCCAGTGCTCCAGATTGAGCCGCCACGGTGAACATCTTGTTGACCAGTTTACCTCCTTTACCCACCTGTCCAGCGATAGGGACGTAGGTCAGAGGGTCCACACCAGCGCCAATCACACCAGCGGCTAACTGAGCACCATTCCCAGCCTTGGCCTTCTCTTGGTCCAACTTCTGGTTCTCAAGCGCCAAGTTAATAAGCTCGGTCAGGTTCTGAGGGGAGCCACCAGTAATGACTCCGTAATACTGAGGCAGAACCCCAGCGTTACGAATCTGGTCCAGCTCTTCACGAGACCACTTATGGTTGTTCCATCTGGTTGGGTTGAACACATCACCAATGACATCCAGTGAGTCCTCAGTCTGACCAGCGCGGATAGCCACGCCGACCATAGAGTTCTTCACTTCAGCTTCTGTAGCCGCACCGAAACCGAACCACGTAGAGCGGTCCTCTCGTTCCTGCATGGTCTCGCCAGTAGCCTTATAGAACATCTCACCGAACGATTCGTTGGGAGCTTCAGGTGCTTGACCCTCAATGTTCAGACCAGCAGCGGTCGGAAGGTTCTCACCCAGAGCTACTTTAGGTTTAGCCTTGAGTCCTTCCGTGAGTGCGTCAAATACGTTATCGCTTACTGGTGGCGTCTTTGGGCTGATACCGTTGAGTGCCCTTGCGACTCCCTGTTGATATACTTCAGGGTCGTACCGGGAGCCTGTCTCATGGAAGCTGATAGCTTGCGCCAGAGAAGACAGTGTGTCCGGGTCCGAGAGGTCGAGACTCTGGGTAGCTGGAATACCAGTCGCAGCCACCACTGAGTCAATATAAGCCTGAGTGTCGTTCTCGTTAGGAGGTGCCCATCGGTTGATAATCTTCTCGATGGAGTCATAGCCTTGGCGACCGTAGGACAGCAGGTTTTTACCTAAAGCTCGGACGCCAGACTCTGGACTATCGAAGGTGACGAATGCGCCATCATCTCCAGTCATTCCTTCCCATTGGTCCTTACTTACCCGGATGTTCCCCGGATTGTTATTGCGAATACCACGAGTCGCCATTATGTTACTCCTTACCGATTAGTACGTTTGCGATACCCTCCAGTGAGACGTCATTGTACATCCCACCGCGCTTCTCGATGTTGGCCTCTCGGTCAGCTCGACGTTTATCACCAGCAGCTTTAGTCCCGACGATACGCGCTCGCTTGTTAGCGTCACGTTCTGCCTGAGCATATGCGGCATCTTGTGCCTTCTGCTGTTGTTCGCGGTAGAGTTTACCTACAAGTTCCTTATCGTAGCGAATACGAATAGTTCCTGTAGCGTCTTGGAGGAAGATAGAGCCGTTCTGTTCAACAACGGACAACTGAGAGTTCACTACCCAAGGGTTGGCCTTAATTAGCTGCTGACGAGCGGTGTCGATAATGTCTCGACCCACCTGCCATGACTCTGGGTTATCCCCAACCATAAGCTGGTGCTTGGACACCATGCCGATTGACTTACCGTCAGAACCTTCAGACTGGAACGTTACGGTGTTCTCATTCAGCCAGCGTTGAGTCTGCTGAGTTGCAGCATCAGCGTTACCTGTACGATAGTACCATGAGTCCCAGACCTTACGAGCACTTGCATCCAGAGACGTTGGTAGGCGAGACAACTGGGTGTTCTTGGAGTCATTCTTCAACTCCTGCCACGCCTTGTCCGACTCCATTCGCATCTCACGGCTTTGACTTGCAGCTTGCTTATCAGCTTCAATCATCGTCTGAGGGTCAAGACCCATCTTGTCCATCTGGTCGAACGTAGAGAACAACTGAGCTTGGTCAGGATACAGAGCAGCAAAACTTGAAGGGTCCTGAGTGTAGGCACGACGAAGAGATTCGAAGCGTTTCATCTTGTCTGGGTCGTACTGTCCACGGATGACCGCAGCTTGCCACTCACCAGCAGCGTCCTGAGTCAGCGTCTGGAAGGCATTACGGAACGGACCGTTGTTAGTGTCAGCTCTTAACAATGCCACCTTCTGAGCGTCTTTAGCAGCCTCAGGGATGTCCATCTGGTCAATCTGCTGTAGCTTGGCAGACGCGTAGTTGTTCATATCTGAACGCTTGAACTCACCTGTAGCGTCAGAGACCGGAAGGTCCTCATAGTTGGTGGACACGTTGTCCCCAGCCAGACGTCGCTGATACACTTGGTCAATGACCAGTTGCTTGTTCTGGGTCTGGATTAACTTAGTGTTCTCCTTCGCCTGTTCAGCAGACTTACGCTTTACCGCTTCCAGTAAGGTGGCTTCAGCATTAATGAGCATCTGACGCTGAGGCGTGAGTTCTTCACCCGGTTGAAGCAGGTTGTTCTGCTCCTTGAGTTTCTGAATCTGGGCCAGACCGATGGTCGGGTCATCCTGAAGAATCGCAGACTGAACGCCTAAAGCCAAGTCTTCCTGATACTTAGCCACCAGCTTGTACTCAGTACCTTGGGCCTCAACCATAGCAGCATTGAAGACGTCAGGTCCTACAATCTCTTCGATGGTAGCGTCAACACCATTAAGGGTGATACGCTCACCACGGACTTGCTGTAGGAAGTTTGAGCCTCCTGACTTCTGGATTGCGTCACGGACCGTCTGGGTGATGACATCTCGTGCTCGCTGGTCAGAAGGGATAGCAGCAGTAGTCAGCCCATCACGAAGGTAGGCCATGAAGGTCTTGCCAGACTCAGGTGAACGCATCAGGTCCCCATCGTTAAGGAACGAGTTCATCTCAATACGAGTGTTCAACATTGCCGTCTCTTCAGACTGCTTGCTGAAATACTTATTGAAAGACTCGTAGATAGCGATGTTGCGGTCTGTGATGTTATCGTTGAACCCGCGCTGGAAGAACTCGTCGGTAGGGTTAATACCAGCCTCTTCAGCATAGGACTTAGCGGCGTCCTGAAGTCGCTGGTGGCGATACTCTTCCATGTCCTGACGTGTACGGAACTCACCGTTCTGAATCTTAACGTTAATCTCGTCATCCACCGCAAAGGCAGCGTTACGGCCCGTCTTGACTCGAAGTGCTTCCATAGCGTAAGGGTCGTCCTGATACAACAGTGTCCCGTTCTGGATAGCCTCACGTCTTTGCTGAGGTGTCAGCTTACGGATAATCTCGTTAGACCGCTCGTCGGCTCTGGTCTTCTCCTTGTCCTTGAACTGCTTGTACAATCCAGTCCCAGACTCAACGAAGTTGGTTAACGCACGAGCCAGGCCTGAGTCACCAGTAGGAGCCTGAACGTTGGCTGCTTGATAGTTGACGGCGATAGTTTTACCCGGCGCTCTGCCACGACCCATAGTCCGATTAGCCAGAGCTGATTCAATATTACTAGCCATTAGTCCTCCTCTTAGCTATGACCTGTAGGTGTGCCTTTAGCAGCACTAATCGGTGCAGCACCACCAGAGCTTGATGCCCCAGAGATTGACTTACCAGCAGCGTATCCCTGCATCCCGGCACTAGCAACATTAAGTGCATGAGCCAGTGGGCTGGTCTTGATGATTTTACCTTGACCACGGATAGCAGACTTGGTGTTCTCAATGTTGGCGATACGGTTCCCGAAGATAGCCGCATAGTCACGGTTGTAACTTTCGGTGATTCCTGCTCGCTCCTTGACTGTATCTCCTTCGACCTGACGTTCAATCCTGTCCATAGAGTTACCTTCCAGACCTGACTCAGCTACCGCAGCTCTGACCATACCCTGATTGCGGATACCGTTGAGAGTGGTCTCTGTCAGTTCAGCCATCTGCTGTTCCTTCAGGTCTCGCTCCTGCATCCTCAGGTTGGCGTCAGAGTAGTTCATCTGCTTAACCATTTCCTGAGCCTGTCGGTTCTGAGCGTCGATAGCAGCACCCTCAGCTTTGGCCTGTTGAGATGCGGACATAGTGGCACCAGCTACAGCCATAATGCCCATGCCGATACTTACTGGCTCGCACATACGTCCTCCTTAGATATAGTGAATAGTTGAAAACGCTCACCAGTTACCGGGCTTACAGTCCAATCATCATGGAATTTAGCACCAAGCAACTTCAAGAATTTAATGTGAGACTTATTGCCTGACCACACGTAGTTCCAGATGGTCCCGTATTGGTCTAACATTAAGTCCCTGTACTCAGAGATACGCTTTATGAACTCTCGCTTCTCTTTAGGTCTCAGCTTGTAGACCAGACCGGAAGTCAAGAACCATACGTTATCCCCTTGGTTTCCACCATAGGCGAACACTTCACCTACACCGTTAGTTAAAACCACAGATGACGGAGTTAGATGCTTAAGCAGTCTTTCAGAGAGACCGACGGTTGACCCGTAGTTTGCTTTGCATTCCTTAACATCATCTGCTGAAAGATGCCACAGAAAGTAGTGGACATCTGGTTCCGTAGCCTTGCGAATATACATAAAGTCTCCTTATAACCTTAAGGGCCTATAGTCCCTATAGTGATAGTTAAGTTGAATCTATAGGCCCTTCAATAAGTTAGATAGACTGAGCCTTACGAGCGTAAGACGCCTCCCATCCACATCCAACGATTGACAGTGGGGTAGGATAGTAGGACTCAAGGATTAACCTTGTGTGTAAAGCGTCACCGTTCATAGGGAACCTGAACTGACCGTCTCCAATATTCACAGTACCGACATCCTGTAGTCCCAGCTTATAGCCATTCAGGGTGTTCAGGAACTCACGGTGCTGATTAGACACCTTCATAGTCAATGCCCCAGTGTTCTGGTAGTTTACCCAAGCTCGACGTAACTGCAACCGACCGCTGTCCTCCGTCTGCGTCCCATTCTGGTCTTCATGCTTAATGAGGAACCGTGAGAACGCATAGGTGAACTTGTAGATGCGACCAAGGAAGATAGTCTTGCCTGCCCAGTTACCACGTACAGTCACCCAGCGAGTGCTGGACCATACGGTATCCGGGAGAACCACGAATCGTCCCTCAGTGTCAGCCATGATGTAGCGACCTGCTGGCGGGAACACCTGACCATAAGCTGCCCCAACGTCAAAGGACGTAGTGTGGGTGTTGGCGTTGAACGCATTAGGTGGAATTACCATCGTGGCCTTGCCGTCCATGTGGTAGCGATACGGCTCACCAGCTAGGTCAGTGGTCTCCTTGATGAACTCCAGCTTCTCTAAGTCCACACCATAGCCATGCTTACGGACGAGGTACATCGCGGAGCCAATACAGGCAGACGCCATAACCTGATCCCCAGTCTCCAGCTCCCAGTGTGACCAAGAGGCTTGTAGCTGTACTCCATCTTTGAACAGGAACTTGTAGATGAACAGCTTGTTCGGAGCACCTGAGGTGGACACCGTGATGAAGTTCTCGGTAGAGGACCCTTGGATGTCAAACACTCCGTTGGGGATGTAAGACAGAACGTGACCAGTGGTGTCGTCGGCGTCCTTAACGTCTGAGACGTCAGCTACCGCAAAGTAACGGTTAATGCTAGTGAATGAGCCACGAGGAGCAGCGAAGAAGACTGAACGTCCAATAGCGAACGGTCGAGCATTATCACTCACAGCGAACTCAGAGCCAACATCAAGTTGGATGGACTTGGAGGTAAGGACTCCAGAGCTTGACATCACGAACTGAACCTCGTCAGACCAAAGGAGTAACTGTTCAGCGAACGGAACGGCATACTTCAGGATGGAGATTCGAGGGTGACTTACCGCTACGTCAATAGGGTCATCATCACTAAGAGTCGCCACGCTCTTAGGGAAGAACGCAAAGTAGCTGGCTGAACGAGACATCACAACGTTCTCTCCTGACAGGAAGCCAAGACGGTTACGGTAGAAGAACACATCGTTGATGGTATTATCCACGAAGGACGGCATCGGGTTAGTATCATCATTACCAGCACCGCGTTTAGACCAGTCCAGAGTCTGAAACGTAAAGTTACCGTTAGCCTGACGAACCAGAGCATGAGGCATGGTCGTAGGGTCCAGACCTGTAGTCACTCCCGGCTCAACCGTCTCACGCCAAGTCTTACGCTGGGTGTCATACCGAACGTAGTATTCATCAGCGCTACTGTTGGTCTCACCTTGGATACGGATGATATAACCCTCAGGAGCCGCCAGTGGCAGCTTACTGATAGTCTGTACCGTATCAAGGACTGCAGTGATTAACTGGTTAGCGTAGCCGTCAGTCGTCTCTACGGAGGTGATGGATTGTCCAGCAGGCGCAACAATCTCAAGGTATCCTGACCCAAGGTTGAACGTATAGTTCGGATAGGCAGCGACCAGAAGTGTCCTCAGTTGCTCGCCGATGTATTGAGCATCGACCTTAGGTGGGTCCTCTTCAGCATTGTTACCAGCCGGGAGCTTGTGCTCTACCTTGGTCCCACCATTGATTGATACCGTCAGCGTTCGACCATACTGACCACCGCGAAGGTTAATCAACGCTCGGTGCTTCATGTCGTATCCCGGATGTGAGACCTCAGTACCTTCCTTAACGACTCGCTTACGGTTGACGATGAACGTGTAGTCAGCCACTGTAATAACCCGGATGTCATCACGAGGTGTATCAGTGTTAACGTAGCTCATGTTCCCAGTCACAGCGTACTGGTTCCCCTCAAGGTCGAACACCATAATGTCACGACCAGTGAACACGATGTAATACTGCTCATTCTCGTCACGGTTAATCAGGTGGAATTTTGCCCGGTCAGGGATAACCCAGTTCAGAGCGGTGAGTCTCTTCTTCCAGACTGTAGGTGGACGCTTCTGGAGGCCATCACTTTCAGAGGACCATCCGTTAATCTGGGTCTCCCCTTGGTCAGAGAACCGAAGGATGTCAGGCTGTTGGCTAATGCCACCCTTAAGGTTCTTAATGCTTTGTGTATAAAGTGGCATATCACCTCCTATTAGTCTCGACCGATGTCAGACATCATGTTGTAGCGACCAGTGTCCATCTCGTACTCCATCACCTGCTGGTAGAGTTCCGCTTCCTGCTCACGAAGATAAAGTTCAGACTCTGGGCTACCGAAGAACTTAGCGTTGAACTCACGGCTTGCCTTGGTCACGATGTAGTCACGAAATACCACAGGCATCTCAGCGAACGGCTTCATCTCCACCAGCTCGACTGTAATGGGACTAGTGAAGGTCGTGGACTGAGTGGACAGGTCGTAGAGATAGCCACCCATGTTGCTATAGTAACTGGTAGCACCAGCGGTCATGACCCGAAGGTAAGACGGTAGGAATCGAATCTTATTGTCTTGGACATCAGGTGTCAGGACAGCAGCTTCGTTGATGTTAAAGTTCCAGCCTTTAGCTTGTACCTGACGATTGACACGATGAAGGATACGTTGGGCGTTCGAGACATCAGCGTTACCCTCGTCAAGCTGTAGGACTGCTGGTTCACCGATAGCTGCTAACATATCGTTGATGGCATCTAAGTCATCGTTAGCATTCAGTGGAATATATTGAGCCATAAGTCTCCTCTCACTTTAAGCAAAAAACCCCTCAAGCACCCGAAGGCACCCAAGGGGTTTCAATTAGTTGTTGGACTCAGCCAGTTTAGCGGCCCTGTTCGCAGCACGAGTACGCGCAGCTTTCTGTTGAGGAGTTAGAGTCTCCTCTTCAGGTGCAGCCGCTACTGTAGCGACGTTAGGTTGGCTAAAGGTGCTTACGCCGCTGGGCTGAAAACCAGTGCGCCAGCCGCTTCAGGGCGAAGACCGCCATGACCCATAGCGTACTTACCAACAATCAGGTCGCCCTGAGCATCTACGTCACGGTCACGTTCCAGCGCCAAGTCGCGCAGCTTCACAGTACCAACAGCAGAACGGTGAGAGAACAGGCCCACAACGTTGTCCATAGCAACTTTAACGTCGCCAGCAGCAGTCGCCGGGAATGCATGTTTCTGACCGGAAGCGATAGTGATACCATCTTCGCCACGAGTCTCACCAGCACCACCCTGTACCAGATGTGGAACTTCAACAACAACGAAGCCCATCACGTTACGGATGTTACCAGTCTCTGGATCAATCAGCGCAGCATAGTTAGCAGCGTTCGGCATCAGAGCCGCGAGGATTGCAGAGTAGTTGTCCGGCGTGGTGTAGAAGTAACGGTCGCCAGCAGGAACGTAGTTGGAGGTCAGCTTCGCACGAGCAATGGTTAGTTGACCAATGATTGCTTCACCCAGTTTAGCCGGGGTGTCGAGGTCAGCTTTCTTACCAACTTCCAGTACGGACGCAGTACCCAGACCAGCGATGTTCTCGTTGGATGCGGCCGGGAGGTTACACAGGATAGCCATTTCAGCCAGAACCGCACCATCGGCAGCGATAGCCAGAGCTTCACCCAACTGGTTGGAATACTCGCCAGCCACGTCGTAGTGGTTCATCGCGTCTTCAATGTCGAAAATCATCACATCGGCAGTCAGCAGACCATCAATGGTAATCACTTTCTCGGTATGTTTGATACCTTTACGCTTATCGGACAGTCGCTCACCAGGAGCCAGATACACACCAGAGGTGCGACCCATGACCGGGAACTGAGCAGACTTACCGTTCTGAATGGTACGGACAATATGTTTGTCAGCAGTTACAGAGCGGCGAGTGAATGCGGTCAGGACTTCACCAGCAAAGACCTTCAGGAACAACGCAAGAGCGTCGGAGCTGGATTTGCCTTTACCTTGGTCTGTACCAATTTTCTGACCCGGAACGTTTGCCATATGATAATTCTCCTATTCAATTGAAAGATAAAGTTTATTACTTACTGTATGCCCAATCCGTATGGACTGAAGTAATAGGGAAACCTTGAGTCTGTCTCTTGGTCTCCCTATAGTGATAGTTTAGTCCTACAGGCTTGAGGCAGCTACCTTAGCGCGGACTTCCATCGTGTACTTAGCGTCACGCAGGTATCGCGGGTCACTCATAGCCTTAATCATGTCAGCCTTAGAGCTGAATGCTTCGGTCTGAGGGGCCTTAGGTGCGACCACAGGTTTAGCCTGATTGGTGATGGTGCGCTGGGGTTTAACGCCCACAGCTTTACCCAGAGTCTTGCCAGCCAGATTCAGCAGAGCTTTGGTAGTAGCAATGTCCTTACGAACGATAGCAGCTTCCAGTGCTTCACGAGTTGACGGGTCGTTGGACTCAAGGTGGGACAGGATGCGATTAAACTGTTCAGCTCCACCAGCGTAGCGAACCACACCAGCAGCATACTGTTCAGCCAGAGCTTCCTGACCACGGACAAACGAATCTACAAAGCGCTTGGTGTAACCTGCTTCCTGCAACTTAGCGTAGGATGCGTCAGACAGCTTACCGTCCTTGGCGTATTCAGCCTTGATAGCGGTAATTTCATCAGCAGTGACCTTGCCAGCTTCTACAGCAGAAGACACCATGTCGTCGAATGCAGCTTCGTTTTCATCCAGAGCGGTGACACTTTCGGTCAGCTCTTTCGGTGCATCACCCAGTTCGATGAACTCAGGCTGCTCACCATCGGTCTCAGACTCTTCGTCATCTGACTCGTGGTCTTCTTCACCTTCAGTCGCTTCGACGTTCTCGTCTTCTTCGGTAGCCTCTTCGTTTTCGGCTTCCAGTTGCTTGAAGGTAATAGCGTCGTCACCATCACGAACAGCTACGTCCTGTTCAAGCATAGACTTCTGGTGTTCGTTCAGGTCCTCAACGGAACCAGTGATTGCATTAGAGCTAACGCCAAACTCGGCATAAACTGATTGAGACATTGAGTCGTTCTCCTTTAAGTCGTTAATAGGTAGAGCCACTCAAAGTGGGACCTGTAGGATGACTTAGGCTCAATACCCACGGTCATTGTTTGCGCTACAGTAAGTCCCACTTTGAGTGGCTCTAGTTGTTCCTATAGTGATAGTTTAGGCTTGAGCCATGTCCTCACCAGCTACTTGTCCAACAGTAGCTCCCATGTTAGCACCAGCAGCAGACGCACCGTTGACCACAGCTCCTTGAGCGGATTGTTCTGCCATACGCTGCAGCTTCTCGTCCTGAGTAAGCAGCAAACCAGCTGTGTCAATGCCTAAGGCATTCAGTAGTCGAAGCTTCAGGGTCGGCAAGTTAATGTCTGGGTCCTGTTGCAGAGGCTGTAGCCCGGTCATCATGTTGACTGCCTGAGTTAGCTTCTCTAAGTCCTGACCACGGCCCAGAGCTTCAAGACCAGTGGAGACAGTAGGCTCTACCGCTTCTTTCGGAAGGTCAGGAATCATGCCAGCAGACTGAAGTTGGTTCATCAGCACACGGACTATAGGTAACTGAAGCTCTTGTGACTGCACTGAGTACACGCCACCTAAGGTCGCCTCCAGTTCGCCAGCAACATAACGAATCTCTTCAGCAGTGACCCGCTCAGCATTACGCTGAACAGCACTATTAAGAAGGAAGGCCCAGCCTAAACGTTGCTCGATAGCGTCAGCCACCGACTTAGCAATCGTAAAGTCCTGACCTTTAGTCAGTTGCAGGAAGTTGATGTCCTCAACTCGACCAGCCACGAACTCACCTGTAGCCGCCTTGTTCAGACGTCGAGGTTGTGTGATACCGTTCGGGTTAACGAGGCCCACCACCTTGGAGGCTACCTTAGCCATTTTGGTGATAGCTTCTGTAATCGTCTCCAGCGAGTTAAGGTCTCCCAGATACTCCTCGCAGTAAGAACGACCGTAGTCTTCACCATCCAGTCGAACCATTCGTACCGGGATGTACGGACATGCAGTCAGCGGGTAGGAACCATCGGTCCCTGTTACCTCAATGCCTTCCACTTCCTCGTAGCGCAGATACTCGTCGTCCTGACGGTAGATGTGCGTATACACTTCCAGCTCTGTGTCAGGCTCATAGTCGTCTGCGTTGAGTTGAGACTTCACGTCCTCCGGTAGAGCACTAAAGGCTACCTTGTCGAGAGTCACAATCTGCAAGATGTTACCGAACGCATCACGTTGAACAACGTAAGACACTAAGCGGTACATCCGCATCGGACTGTAGGTTCCTTGTTCTGGAGGAGGAATGTAAAGCAGACAGTTACCGGAGACGATAAGCTGCTTAAGAGCCTCGAACAATGGGACACGGAAACTGTTAGTCTCCATGTAAGCCATCAACACACGCTCGACCATAGCCAACCCTTCGTCAACACGAGCAGCCGCCTCTGAGTCCTGACTCAAGGTCTTGGCCTCATATTCGGAGACTGTAAGTCGCATCCACGGTGACTGAGGGAATAACGCCAACATCAGCTTTGCAGCTAAGTTGTTCAAGCAGCGAGCACCTACAGCTTGCCACGGAGTTGTGTACTCAGTAGACGAGTTATCTGACTCCTTAGGAAACAGTGACGGGATAGTGACAGCAGCACAGTTCTGAGCCCGTGTCTCATATGGCTGTCTACCGTTCTTCAGTCGGTCATAGACCGCTTTGGCTCCTTCAGCAGCAAAGCCTTCACGTTCAGCCATTCGTCACCTCCTTAAATAGAAATACCGCCACCAGAGGTACGAGAGACCTGAAGGCTGCGCTTACCGGAACGCTTCACTTTCTTCTCGTCAGATGCAGTCACTTCGGTATCCACATCTTCAACTTGGTCGTTCGGGACTTCCACTGGTGCTGCTGGGGTCTGAGCCTCAACAACCTTAGGCGCATCGTCAGCTCCAAGACCAACTGTCCCTAACGCACCTTTTACCACTTTCTTGAAAGCCTTACTGATTGATTTACCCACGGTTAATCTCCTTGTTCGTGCTAACGCACTTGGTTGTTACGATGTCTACCGACCCAGAAACATGCTTGACACGAGAATACCAGCCGAGACCCCAACGCTTGCACTCTTCGTCTATGATGTGTCTGACAGTCTCAAGAACCTTGCGGGAGGACTGCGAGTCACGACGAATAGCGACGATTGAAAGGTCAAGACCGGGAGTCGGTCGGTGCCAAGATGCGGTAGCCAGCATGTAGAGATACGCTACTGGTTGACCTGAGACATCGTAGATTGTGTACTCTTCACCGTCGAACTCGTCAGCCATACGGTAAGTATGAGCCTTGAAGTCCTCGAATGACTTGAAGTTAGACTGCCCGTCTTCCCAGAGGCGACAGGCGCACATGTGGCGACCTTCGCGTGAGTTGAGATATGGTAGCATTGTCTTACCCCATGTTGACGCCAGAGGCTCGCATAGCGCGACTCACTGACGATTTATCTTTAGGTGCAGACTCCTTCTTAACCTTAAGGTCTTTGATACCTTTGGTCTCGTTGGTGTCCACATCTGATTCAGCCCCGATGTCAACTGACGCAACTTCCTCACTCAGAGGTGCTGGTTCAGGTGCTTGGACCGAAGGCTTCGGAGTGCTAATCTTTGGACTGAAACACATAGTCCCTCCTACAGTTAATCGAACTGAACGGTATCTTTCAGCTCACGACGCATAGTAATCGCAGAGTCGAGAGTGTCAGAACAATACTGGAGACCCTTGATGAACCCGGCAATGAACGCATCGCTGTAGCCTTGCTGCTTGAGGAGACTGATAGCTCCAGTCTTCTCAGCGTAGCTTGCGTTGAACAGTACGTGCATGAACTGGATGGCAGACTGGGAGATGTTCGGTACATCAAGTCTTTCCTCCTGTAACTGCTTAACAACGTTTTCAATAGCATTAATCGCCATCTTGAATCTCCTCTTTAAGTTAAGACTAAAGTCTATCTTATAGTCATATCTTAGGTCCTAAAGTCCCTATAGTGATAGTTTAGTGTTTCACCTATGGATGACTATTGGATTGATAGGATATGACTATCGGTTAGACTCAGTGTTTAGGACGGTTGTTCGACCCGAACCACTTGTACATGCAGTAAAGGGCCAGAAGTCCGGCCCAGTAAATTACATGGATGGTGTCCACAGGATGACCTCCTTGGACTTAGGGTCGTAGTCGGAGGCTCGGCAAATACGAGCGACCTGAGCTTGGACCAGAAGTTCCTCCTCGGTCATCCCAGCTTTAGCAGCCAGAGTCACCATGCAGTCCCACAGCGTCATGTCTTCACGCTTCGGATATTTCTTCCACTCAGTCTTAATCTGTCCTTTGTTCTTACCAGTCTTAAGCTCGCGGCTCTCCTGCACGAAGTAGTACGGCTCGTCAAGGAACGCACGAGTGGTGTCCTCACCCATCCCAGGAATGCCACCATAACCATCTGTAGTGTCACCCTTGATGGTCTGCTCCATGTGCCAGTAGTCTGCCTCAGCAGTCGTATGACTCAGAATTTCACCAGTGGTTAACCAGAAGAACTCACAGTTCGGGATGGTCTTGAAGTCCTTATCACAGGACACCAGCACCGCATGATCACAACCTACAATCTGAGGTCTGGTCCCGATGATACCCATACAGTCATCGCCTTCAAGCGTAGGACGCAGGAAGCTGTTGAACCGTGGGTCGGCCATCACTTCGGCTACGAACTTCTTGTAACCTACAGGCTTTCGAGAACCTTTACGGTTGGCCTTATAGGTAGGCAGAACGTCCTTACGCCAGTTGTTATCGTCAGTAAAGCACATCACAATCTTAGCGTCTTTCCACGCCTTGCGCTTCTTAACGATTTCATCGATGGTGTTATCAAGGATACGACGAGCCTTCTCGTGGTCGCAGATAAGGGTCCAGATGTCATCACCCCAGTCTGTCTCGTCCTCGGCAGCAGCCATAGAAGAGAACACTAAGTAGTCACCGTCCAGCACCAGAGCTATTTTCTTTTCGCTCACAGGCAGCCTCCGTGTTGGTTCAGGAACTTGGTGCCAGCAGCGGTAATCTCCCACGCACCGTTGTTACGCCCATCCATAGACAGACAGCTTAGATGTCCACGACTCGCAGCCTCAGCCACAAGTGCAGCGTTGTTGCGCACATAGTTTGACTGAAAGGTCTTCGGGCAGGACTTAAGGGCCGCTAAGACCCGTAAGTATTCACTCATTGCTTGACCTCGAATCGCAGGTTAGATACTCCGAACTGGTCATCACCAAAGGCGTCTACCAGCTCCTCCTTGATGGTCTTCTTGAGGGCAATTTCAAGGGCAGACTCAGGGCCTGACTCGATTGCGGTTTTGACCAGAGCCAACTGAAGCCCATCCAGCTTCTCACCCTCAGCGTAGGCTTTAGCCATCTCAGCCAGTTGGCGACACATGGTCTCTTCTTCCTTTGAGCTAACAACCATCTTCAGGTCAAAACTCACACGAATACGTTTAGTAATAGCCATTAGTGACACTCCTTCTTAATAAGTCTGCGCTCACGGTTCGTCTTGATGACGTGCTCACGCTTTGGAATACATTGGAGGTGCTCTACGTTACAGCACCCACGATTCAAACACAAATGGTCTATCTCGTAGCCATCTGGTATAGGTCCTCGCTTCTGTTCCCACGCCCATCTGTGGAACATGAAGGCGAACTTGTTTCCCTTCCTGTAGCTTCCCATTGAGTACCGGAAGTATCCATCTTGGTTCCTCTTGTGAGACACGCAGACGATACATCCGGTAGGCATGGTGTGGAAGCGTAGAGTCTGGGTTCGATGGTCAATGGCACTCTTTCCACGTTGGTCCAATCTTACCCTCCGTATCAAGTTCACACTTGAAGTTATAGAAGCGTCCGACCTCACGCATAGCCTCTTGAGCAATACGGACGACATCTTCTGCTATCTCCTGAGTACGACACGCTATCTGCAATTCATCGTGAATCCAAGCCATTAGCGCAAAGTCACCATCCCATCCGTTACCATAACCAGCCTCCTCAAGTTTCTTCTCCGTCAGCACCATCCAGTGCTTACAGACTACCGCACCGTCACCCTGAAGTAATGCGTTCAGTGCTGAGTGTGGAGACCGGATGTGGATACGGCGACCATCGAGTCCACGCAACCAACGGCGTTTCCACTTAACGATGTTCTCTCCATCTACCCACTTAGAGTCTGAGATTAACGTATTGCTCACAGCTTCCCTGAGGTCCTTGATGGCTGGTGTACCATCAATGAATTTCTTCATGAGAGCTGAACCTTCCTTCTTACCACCGCCGACTATCAGTCCAATCTTAGCGGCCCCTGCACCATACAGGAACGCATAGATGAACGTCTTGGCGTTGTCACGGAAAGCCTCATGGTCGTGGTTAGACTTATCGCGTTTGACGTTAGGTGCTAATCCAGCGTTTACTGCGTTGGCCCAGTGGATGTCACCTTCGACCACAGTCTTCGCATAGGTACCACCATCAAACGGAGCCGCTCGGTTCCCTAGACAACGAAGCTCAAGACCTGAGGCATCCACACCAACTTGAATCCAAGGGTCTGGCTCACCGTCCTTCTTGTTCCACGCTGCACCGAAAGCACCACGGCACGTCTCACCGTATGGAGCACCGTTAGCCGGGACCTGAGCCATGTTTGGTGTACTATGGGTCGCACGTCCGGTTACTGCACCGCATGGGTTGATTGAACCGTGCATACGTCCGTCTGGACCTACAAGTTTCAACCATGCGTTCTTACCTTCAGCCGCCTGACCGATTCGCTTCTGGACTACCAGATACTCACGGACCAGCTCTACGCAAGCCTGAGCCTCTGCGTCTGGCAACTTAACGTGTTCTAACGTCTCGTCATCGACCACAGGTTTCCCGGTGTCAGTGAAGTCCACAGGCTCCCAGCCCCGCTCCATCAGGACTTTCGCTAAGTGGTCTCCGCTTCCCGGATTAAACTCAACGTAAGTGATTGGCGTGAAGGGTGCTCCTTCCATCGTGTCCCGTGAGTCGAACTCGCAAGGCTCCAGACCTAAGCGTTGAGCTTTGTTCTTCGGCTTCTTGAATACTGACCCCACCTTAGGGTACACGACTCGTGGATACTTCGGAAGGTCCTTACCTGTCCGTGGGTGTTTGAAGAACTCCTTGCCTCCCTTCGGTGCATACCAGCTACCAAAAGTCGATCGCAGCTTGTCCAGCAACTCTGCACGTTTTACGGTGAGTTCACGATATAAGCCTTCGACCATCTCGGTGTTCATCGGATAGCCGTTGCGTTCCATCTTCGCACAGGTCCACGCAGCATCATGTTCAAGACGCAACGCATAAATCTGGTCGAAAGCGAACTGTTCAGACTGGAAGTAATACTTGTCAGTCAGGAACTTCTTGAACAACGCCAGTGTGACCACAACGTCTTGAACGTTATAGTCCAGCATCTCCTGAGACGGGAACAGCCATTCGTCCCCAGCCTTATATTCGATACCTTCAGCCTTGCACTTGGCAACGTAATCGTGTTTGTACTCACCTTTCATCTCACCGAGACGATAACCCCAAGCCTCAAGAGACTGACGTCCCATCATATTAGGGGGCAGACGACCGGCTTTCACCGCGCCCATGTCTGAGAACTTAATGTTTGGATACATCAAGCGTCCCAGCACCAAGGTATCAATCATCTTGTGTTTTGGGAAGTTAAAGCGTTTCCCAAAGTACAGACGCTTAAGCTTGTCAATAGCCGGGACGTCATAGTTGATACCGTTGTGGAATACCAGCATACCATCAGGTGATGCAGCAATCTCTTCCACCTTCTGCACATACTCTTTGAAGCCACCGACGATACCGACCATCGGCGCTACCCCATACTTAAGGGTCTCATTCGACTCGGCATTAATCAGGACCCCACAATGGAACTGGGACACGGTGTCAAGGAGACCGTTGGTCTCGATGTCCGAACCCCAAATATCCTTAAGGTCAAACATGGTTAATCCTCCGCTTTAGTCTAGTCATAAAGGCCACTCGATGTGAATGACCTTGAGTCTATCCTAAAGTGATAGTTAAGCTGGTGGAGTCATGTCCGGGACCAGAGGTTCCAAGACTTCCATCTCACCAATTACTGCACTCTTGCTAGATGATACGCGCACTTCTGGGTAGCTTTGTTCCACGCTTTCGACGTGAATCGCTGGTCCTTCAGAATGTTGCTCAACACCATAGCTTCTTGGTGCCACCATTTCCCCATTGAAAGGTGATACTTCGACTTTAACTTCACGTACAATCTCTTTAACATCTTGATACTCCTCGAACGGGTAGTAGTTCAGAACGTCTCCAGACCATGAGAACCCTACCAGTCCCATCTGGTCCAGCCGTTGGTTAATATGGAATTTCACCAAGTCAATCTCTTGGTCTCCCAAGTTTCCACGCAATGGCTTCAGGTCTAGAGAACCCTGAGTCATGACTGTAGAAATGAGCAGTAGTGCTCGCGCTAACGTCCGACCAGTGCAGCGTGAAGTGAAGGACTCAAGGCCCTCCTTCGGGCCAAGGACCTGCTGTACCTCTGTTAGAGTCTTACCATTGATTAAGTTTCTCATTTATCCTCCTCGTGATAACACCAGCACCAAGGGTCGCCACACTTCTTAGAAGTCTTGGTCTTCCCACGAGCCACTATCCTCTTCTCCGCTGCTGCCAGTGAAGCTAATCGGTTCAAGCCACCCGGTCGTCTTGTTGTACTCAAGGTGCCCAGCCACTCCAGTATCACCTGTAAAGCGACACTTGAGTAGACGAAGCTGAACAACGTTAGGAGTATCACCTTGCTGGTTACGCTCAAGTGCGATGATAGTATCAGATAGTTGGCGTAGAGCACCAGAACCACGTAGGTCAGTGATTGAAACAGGTCGTCCTTCTTCATGCGATTTACCTTTCTCTGGGTTCTTCAGGTGGCATATGACCACGACAACCACACCCTTCGTCTTCGCAAACTTCTTGAGGCGAGTCATGATGCGGTCGATGGTCTTACGTTCATCTGAGTTATCTTCCATGCCCGACACAACGATTGAGATGTGGTCAAGCAGTATGACGTCACAGTCAAGACCATCCACCATGTAGGATAACTTAGCGAACAAGGTGTCTTCCTCTGACTCTGCGAATGAATCGTACAGGTGGAACTTATCGTCTCCGAACAGCTTGTCATACCATTCGTCGAACCGTCCATCCTCTAAGATGGCTTGCTTCAGTTCCTTGCTCTGGCGTAGACGGACGTTATTGTCCAGACCCATAAGGTCCTGAACTGTTTCCTCTACAGCCTCTTCAAGCATAGCCATGCCCACACGCTTACCTCCTCTGCCCCACTCTAAGAGGAGCTGACGGACGAAGGTAGACTTACCCATGCCTGACCCTGAAGTCACCATGATAAGCTCACCAGCTCGAGCACCTAAGGTCATCGCGTTGAGTGTTGCGCATGACGAGAACATGAGGCCTTCGGTCTCTGCTTTAAGCATTGCCTCTCGTGTGCGGTCCTTCAGACTTGCCGCTGATACCACGCCAGCCGGGACGAAAGGTTTAGCGTTCCAGATTGCATCGGTGATGGCCTTGAAGTCCTTGGCCTGAAGTGCAGCGTTTGCGTCTTTGTACCCGTTGATGAACGCAACCTTAACCCGACCTGCTGGTAAGACTGGAGCTGCATCCTCAATTGCCTGACGACCCGGTTCATCCATGTCGAACATCAGGATTATCTCTTCGAACTGGTCGAGATACTCAAGGTTCGCAGCCATCGCTTTCTTCGCAGACTTGGAGCCTAACGGAAGCGAGACCACAGGATACTTCCCGTCCTGCACCTGAGCCACAGACAGAGCGTCTATCTCTCCCTCGGTGATGACTATCTTCTTACCACCGTTCCATAGCTGAGAGCCGAACAGCATGTCAGACTTGACGCTACCTATAGCCGTGAAGTTCTTCTCAGCGTCTCGGACTTTCTGTCCTACCTTGGTCCCGGACCTGTCGTAATAATCAGCGACCTGAACCATCTTGCCACCCATGTTACCTACCCAGTAGCTGTACTTCTTGCATATCTCCATGCTTAGACTACGGGCTGGTAGTGGGACGTATCGCCCAGCGTTCTCACCGAACGTTAACAGATTGCTCACTTGCTTTCTACCTCCTGAGGGTGTGTATCCCTCGGTCAACTCCATGTCTCCTTTCTTCCATGCGACTGAAGGGTCACAGGCGAAGCAGTACATGTGTCCATCTGAGTAAACACCATTGGCATCCGAGGACCCACAGTCTGGACACTGGGTGTGATACAGAAAGACACTCTCGTCGTCTTGGTCATCGTATGACATTGGTCACTCCTTAATCACAAATGCGAACAAAGGGACAGGACTCATGGTCCCATCCCTAAGGTGATAGTTTAGGCTTTGAAGAACTGGGCCAACTGGTCAGCTTTGGTGTCAGCCTGACGTGCCTTCATGCCAGCTTCCAGTGACGCGATGGTCAGCTTGTCAGCCAGAGCAGCAGCATCAGACGCACCGTCAGCAGTCTTCTTTTCTATCTTTCGTTCCATAACCGCAGCACGACGATAACCACGCACCACCAGACGACCAAGAAATTCGATAAGTTTAATCATTGAGTGTTCTCCTTTAGAGTTTATTAACCGTGGTCGGAAGTGACCAGTTCGTTGGTAGACAGCCAGCGCTGTAAGTCGAAACTTGGACACGCCTTTGGTGCTACGTCATGGTGTGCTTTGATTTCTGCCTGAGGATACAGGGCCTTCAGGTCAGCCAGCTTGTTGCGCAGGGAGTTCATCTGGGCTGGAGTGAAGTTAGCTTCAAACTTGCCCTTAGCGTTAATTCCACCTACAAGGCAGACGCCTACAGACCGTGAGTTCCAGTCCTTAACGTGCGACCCTACGACATTGACAGGGCGACCCTCTTCCACAGTCCCATCTCGCTTGATGATAAAGTGGTAGCCTACGTCCAGCCAGCCTTGTTGCTTGTGCCACATACGGATGGTCTCTACCCCTATGTCCATCTCCGGCTTGGTAGCCGAGCAGTGAACGAAGATAGCGTCAGTCCGGGATCGTGGGTTGAACTGCACTTTACTCACCATCGTACACCACCAGCTCTACAGCTACGAGGTTCAGATGACGTTGGAAGCGGTTAGCATCCGTGGTGTGCATCTGGAGTAACTTATGGTTGAAGACGTGAGAGTTACTAATCTTCACATACACTTCACCCGGCTTACCGTGGACGATAAACGCATAGCCTACCGGGATTTTATCAATGGTCAGACGCTGACGAACGACCTTAACTTCCTGAGTCATCACTTAACTCCTTTCTTCTTGGGAATGAGTATACCCGAAGGCAGACGTACAGTCGCCTCTCGCAGCCACTCAACCGGGATGAACTTATCGGCATACTTATAGCCGTTCTTTTCGCACCATGCGCCATACGTGGTCGGAGACCCTTTGTATAACTTGGAGCGGGAACTTGAGAACACGAACCGGATGTCTAACTCTGGGTGTTGTTCTCGTACCAGAAGGTGCTTCTTACGGTCATCACTATCGAAGATACCTTTGGTCTCCACGATTATACCGTTAGGAAGGATAAAGTCTGGTGTGTACTTGTGGTCGGAAGCCGGAATCACATAGTTGATATAATGGCTTTCGTACTCCGCTTTGACGCCATTCTGTTCCAGCCACTGCTGGTTCTTGGCTTCAAGTCCAGAGCGGTAGGCACCCACAGAGTGCCCCCGTTTTGCAGACCATTGGGCCATTAGAAGTCGTAATCGCCACCAGAGCTGGAGTCGTCACCACCTTCGGAACCATCGTCACCGAAGTCGTCAGACCCGAAGTCGCCATCGGTTGATGCTTTGTAGCCAGTACCAAGGTCTTCATCATCACCCCAGCCACCATCGCCGCCAGCACCATCACCTTTCCACTCCTTAAGTTCTACCAGAAGGCAGGACTCAAGCTGGAGCTTAACGCTTGCACCAGTCGCAGCGTTCCACTTGAACGGCAGGACTTTGAACTTGACCTTCAGCTTAGACCCAGCGCCAATATTCGGGACGTCACGGATGAGTTTAGCATCGGTGTCGTAGAACCGTAATACGATAGGCTCGGACTTGCCGTCTTTCAGGTAAGACGCAAAGCATTTGAACTTCAGGGTAACAGTACCGTCACCATTCTCAATCCACGGCATGTCGCCTTCACGCGGCTCGATAGGCTTCTTGCCACGCTGAACCTGAGGTGGGTTCTTCTCGTGGTCTGCGAGTGCTTTCGCATACGCATCGTCGTGAATCTTCTGTAAGACATCAATCATCTTACGGACCTTCGGGTCATCCAGACTGAAAGTCAGGTTAACCTTATGCTCACCACGCTCGTTAAACTTGGTGTCTGCTTTGTTCAGCCATGCGTAAGGCTCAACGATACCAGCTACCGGAGTGGTGAAAGTCTTCAGTTGCTCTTTAGCCATCGGTGTAAATCTCCTAATTTAAAGTTACGAACTGTACGTCTGTCCTACAGTGATAGTTTAGGTCTCAGGACGAATCCGTCCGACCACAAACCCAGCGTCCTCATACTCTTGGGACTTCAGGGTAGCCTCTTCAAGAGACTTTGCGTACACCGGAACCTCGAAGGACTGAACTCGACCCTCAAGCTCCACGATGTATTTCTTCTCAACCTCAGTCATAAACCGCGCTCCTTCCATTGGTTGTATAACGTGATGTAGTCCGGGTTGAGAGTCTTCTCATACATCTCCCGGCACCACTCACTTGGTTTTACCATATTCCACCTCTATCGCCCAATACATTAAACGCAATAATGCACCTACTCCAGCACAGATTAATCCGAAGTACAGAATATCATTAAGCATGACATTTACCTTTATGTTGGTCGAACAGCTCCTGATAGAAGGCGGCTTTGTTCAGGTCCTTCTCCATAGTAGCCAGCTCGGACTTCTTACCAGCCCGGAGTCGATACTTCAGGACGTTACCCATGCAGAACCCACGGAACTCACTCACAGTCATTGACCGTGCGATAATCTCAATGGATTCCACGCCGTCAAAGACCTGATAATGAGATGGCTTGCGCACCCCGTCATCTTTATTACACGCGGCGATGATGCTGGTAACAGCACCGCAGTCGCACGAACCGAAGCTAAGGACTGAGCGGCACCACTCCTTGTGCTTAGTCATTGACCACCTCCTTCACGTACTCAATGAACAGACGAACGCGGGGCCACTTTGTAACGACCACAGGTACATCAACTGGTTCTTTGTCCATAGCCGTCAGCATAGACTTGCGGGTGACGAGAGCATGAACTGTTGGAGCCAAAGCCACGGTCTTACCAAAGCGCGGTAAAGGCTGTTTAGCTGTATGGAAGCTGATTGGGTTTTGTGACAGGTGGAAACTTCGAGTGTAGCGGCAGTACATTAAGTTTTTAGACATAAGGTCTCTCCTTTGGTCGGTTATTGTTGCCAGAGGTTCTGGCGGTTGTCCTATAGTGATAGCTTAGGGTCTAGCTGGTGGCCCAGACGCAAAGAAACCCAGAAGTCCTAAGACCACTGGGTTGACATTTAGTTAGCTCTTAATGGTCGGGTTATCTTCCGTCCCGCGCCAGCACTTGAAGCTAGGGTGACGTAAGGAACCATCTGGTGTCATCTCCATGTAGGATACTTCGCATTGATGTCCTTTGTAAGGGTTCACATCCTCAAGACATTCCTCACCACATTCTTCCCGCTCAATATCAGTCATGCAGTCATTCCAAATATAGGCACGTTCAGCTTCAACCACTTCAGTGAACTCATCCATCAGGGCCTGAGAGATATTGTTGGCAGCAACTACCATACCGTTCTCAAGCAGTACGTCGAACCCAATCACTTTACCTTCGTTTGCGAGACCTTCAGTCCCCCAATTCAGTCCGACCACAATACCATCAATGGTATCCTCAGGCTTCATCTTCCACATGCCAGACTTCTTGCCCCGCTTGTATTTGCCAAGTGGGTCCTTGACTACCAGACCCTCGTGTCCTTCCAGACGCTTCTCTTCGTACAGGGAGTTGAGCGACTCAAGGTCATAGACCGTGTGTGACTCAGACAGAACCCAGTCGATTTCCGGGAAGTATTTCTGAAGGAGAGGGACGATAGCTTCGGCCTTCAGGCGGGTTACGCTATGGATAGGACCTTCGGCTTTCGGGTCGGTGATGACGTTGAGGTCCACGATACCGTAGACAACCACGCGGATGTGGTCGGTTGCCAGATGGAAAGGGACCTTATGCTTCTTCTTGGTATCGATGTCAGCATCTGGGTTGCCATTCCAAGCGTAGTTCTTAGTGTCTGACCACATGGTACGGACTAGACCTGAGGAAGTGTTGAAGTCGGTTGCAGGAACCATGACCTCACCGTCAATCATCAGGCCAGTGCCTTCGTAGCCAGCCTGCTTCAGGAACCATCGCCAGTCGCTGGCTTTTTTCTGGTCCTCAACGATGTTGTCGATGTTGGTAAGGACTGACAGCCACTCAAGCGCTGGGAGAGGTTTAGACTCACGGCTCAACCATTGAGTCTCACCAGTAGGGAATACCGGAAGATTCAACCGGACACCATCGTACTTCACTTCAGCTTCCAGAGACCCGGCTGCTTCCAGTGCCTTCTTAATTCCGGACTCAGAGTAATCTACAGCGCGGTGCGGGTTGGTTTTAATAGTTGTCATTATGCTTTGCTCCATGTGTCGAGTTGGTCAGCGAGACCGTTGAGGTAGGCTGTTGCAGTATTATATAGCACGTCTTCATCGTAGTGTGCGAAGGTCTCAAGCGCGAAGATGTTACCGGCTCGGTCCTCCACCCTGAGTTTCAGACACTCTTGGCTTGACACATGGTCTTGAAACTCCTGAGATATAACAGCGAAGTCTAACTGATAAAGCCTGTTACACGCTGCTCTGAAAGCGTTGAGGTTGCCACTATAAAGTCGGCCCATTTGGTTATGCTCCTACGAAGTATTTCTCTTGGTTGACCAGAGAGTCTTTACCTTCAGCATTACGGAAAGCACCCTTCACGCCACCACCACGTTTAGTCTTGTTCAGCTTGCGGCCCTTAGGAATGTAACCTTCAGTCTGCTGACGTTCACGGATTCGCTCGAAGTTGATAGTGTTCTGATACATATGGTTAAATCTCCAGTAGTGTTTATTTAGGGTTAATCATGAAGGCCACGACTTTGAGTCATGACCTTGAGTCTAATCCTATAGTGATAGTTTAGATGACGATGCGAGGCCTTACCTGCATGAATGCCTGAATCGCTCGCTCACGTTCTGCCTCCTCTCCGTAGACTTGCATCAGCTCGTAGTCATACTGGATGCGACCGTCGATATCTCCTAGTCGGTACTCGAAGTCCTTAGACGACCCGTCTGTGTGGTACTGGTGGATGGTAATCGTCCGGTCGTCACGCTTAGTCACCTCGAAGTGGTGAACCACCTTTCCGCACTTTCCAAGACCTATCTTGAACTCAGTGGGCTGCTACTTACCATCGAACAGCGCCTTGAACTTGATGCCGACCATACGCTTGACAGTTACAGCCGCTGGCGGCGTTAGGCGCTTACGCTCTGACTGGTTCAGCTTATCTCGAAGTCTTTGGTGCTCCCTGTTTGCCATCTCAAGGTTGGTGTCCTGCTTCTTAACTAACTTTTCCAGTTCTGCGATACGTGCTTTAAGTTTTTCCTTACCGAACATAGGGTTAACCTCTTCTGCGTTGGATTAAAGTGAATACTGCAATTGCTCCCAGCCACAAGGCCAGCAACTGTAGGTCTGTCATTTGGTCTGCTCCAGTTTTGACACTGCGTCCTTCAGGTACTTCTCGTGGCTTGACTCGACCAGATATACAAGAGTCTTGAATGGGACGTTAAGCTGCTTTGACATCTCGGTAGGGATGATTGTGGTCTTCACCAGACCCTTTCCGTTGTGTTCTGTTACAGTCACGATTTGAGTCCCACCCTTAACGCCAGTATGCTTATGTGCAAATTTCATAACTCTCTCCTGTTAAGCGAATGCAAAGTCTGAAGACAAGATGTCTTCGATATTCAGTTTACCTTTCTTCGGAAGCTCAGGCAACTTGTCGCGCTGGCTCTCATGAAGCTGGTATTCAAACTGCTCGTAGAAGTCAAGCAGCACATCGTTGTCGCGGTAGGTCTCGACCATCGTCTCACGGACACCACGGAATAGATACTCAGCGTCAGCCGGGATGGTTCCGAAGCTATCGTGAATCACTGCGAATGACATCACGCCATACTTGCGGTGAGTGTGGACTACAGTCTTGCGTAGGTGGCTACCATCTTGTGAGTGGACGAAGTTCGGGCTAATGCCTGACTCCTGCTTGTGCTTGTCCAGCTCTTTCTTCGTTCCTTTGTTGACCGTAGGTTGAAGGTTGAATGACCCTAAGAACATCAGGTTCAGACGAGTGGTATCCTTCTTGCGGTATTCCTGCCAGACCGGGAACCCATCAGGTGTGACCCAGTGTACCGGAAGGCAAGGCTTCAGGATTTCTCCAGTCTTCTTGTCCTTCACTTCAGCCGCCAGCAGCTTGGCAGCACCTTGAAGCCACTTCATCGCGTCAACCGCAGCAACTACGGTCACACTCACAGCTTCCCAAATCATCTTAGCCATGAAGCGAGACGCTTGGCTTGGCTCGGTGAACATAGCGCCAGACCCTGAGTCAATCGCTGGCATCACGATGTCCTCGTACACTTGGTCTGCGAAGCCATACTCTTTCGACCCGTAGGCCAGAGTCATGACTGAACGCTTAGTGACCTTGCGTGACATACCGTAGGTCAGCCACTGCCGGGCCAGCTCTCGTGTCCCCAGCTTGAGACGTTCGGTAATCTCACCAGTTTTCTTGTCCTCGTGAGTCACCATCTCGTTGTCCGTGCCGTTAACCAGCAGGACTTTAAGCTCTTCCTCAATGCGGTCAGACACGATGCGGTAGATGTCTTGGACCTTACCGGAAGGCGTCAGGTTTACTGCATGTCCACCGATGTGATCACGAAGCATCGCGCTGAAGTGCTGAATCCCAGAGCAGGACCCATCGAACGCTATCGGCAGCGAGCAGGAGTAAGACAATCCGTGGTGCATTACGCCAGCATACTCGAAGCAGAACGCAAGGAAGCAGAACGGAGAGTCTAATTTACCCCACCACTCAATGCTATCCATCGGCGCCTTAGCAGCAGCCATGATGTTGTCGTGGTTGTCTTCCACCCACTTGATGCGCTCCTCGAAGGTTACTTTATCAATACCCGCACAGTTTGCACCGTGGACCTTCAGCCATTTGAAGCCATCAGCCCCAATAGGCTTACCGACTGCCAGAGTCAGGAGACCCTTTTGCATGTCGTTACCCTGAGGGTTGAACATCGGCACAGCGTAGACGCGACCGCGCCAGTCCATGTTATATGGGAACCAGATGGCCTTGAACTGAGAGAACTTGTTCGCTTGGTTAACGATAAAGCTCAGTGACAATCTGCGTGACTGCCGGGCCTTCTCTCTGCGGTAGATACCAGCAGCAGCTTTCTTCCATGCCTTGAGTTCCTCCTCAGTCTCCCCCGCATAGTCCTCAGGCTTCAGCGGTTCCATCTGAGGGATGTCATCAATAGGCGTGTTGTTCAGCTTCTCGACCATGTTCACCACTTCCAGCACCTTCTTGTTAACTTTCCAAGGTGTATTCTGGATGATATTCACGGCGTCATAGACTTCAGGCATGTACACGTCTTCGTAACGCGCCACCGCAGACTTAGAACCTAATCGAATCAATGGCAACGGTCTGCGACCTTTGGCCCAGTACCCACCGCCTACGACTCCAGTCCACGGCTTAGGTGGAACGACGCAAGGCTGGTAGACCGGAGCGATACCCGCAAGGCTGAATCCTCTTTGTGCCATCTTCTTGACCCAGAAGTCTGACAGATGGACCATCTCAACGTCAGCCGCAGCATTGCCAGCACCATAACGCTTAAGCTCGACCAGTTGTGTTGACTGGATGACAATCTCAAGCATCTTGATGCCAACGTGTACCGCCTCGGTCGGACTCCAATTCCCCCACGCATCTTCCAGTTGGCCCTGCTCCAGCATGGATGTCTCAACCGCTTGCATGTAGGCTTTCTTGTAGGATGCCCCGGCCCGCTTATTCAGATTATCAGCTATCGCCTTCTTGAAATGCTCCTTCTCCTTGTCACGAATGCGCCCGAAGCGGATTTCATCCTCAAGTGTGCGACCTATCGCGGAGGCCATCGGTGTAATTGGTATCCCTTCAGGCTTGACCAGCTTGGAGAGGATGACCTTCAGTATGATAACCGCAGCAGACTCACATGGGATGCGAAGATAGCGGTCCTTGACGGCCTTCTCTTCAGTGCTCAACATGGTGAACGCTACGCTCGGACGAGAGGTTGACAGCTTCCCGTCTGGACCTTCGTGCCACTCCTTGACGGCTTGCGCAATCTTAGGAACAAGAGTCTGCATCAAAGGTTTGGCGACCTGATTGTCTGCCAGCTCCCCGCGCTCAGTCTGACGCTCAAGGTTCTTGATGAAACGTCGCTCGCCTTCAGTGTATGCCTCATGCTCAAGCTGAAGCTGCTTGACTGCAAGGTCTTGCCCGTAGTGGTCAGCCAGCAGGTTAAACGGCTCAATGGCGTTCGACACATCAGAGAAGTCGTGTTTGTCAATAGAGATGACGCTCATACTTAAAGTCCTTGTTATTAGTCTTTCACTTAAAGTCTCTTTGGTCTTTCACTTGGAGTCTTAGACCTTGAGTCCTATAGTGATAGTTTAGTCAGAATCACTTGCATATCAGTGGGTTAGCGTGTAGATGACTGAAGTCACCATGAGTCGTGTGCTTGATGGTTGACCGTTGGTCTATCGCCTTCCAGCCTGAGACTAAAAGTTTACCATCGTCTGTGGTTGGTCGTCCACCATACGCCAGACACATCAGTTCGGACTTATGACCCTCAGCCCGTAGTCGTGCCTGTAGTACACGGTCACGCTCCCGCTGTTGACGCTTAGTGTGTGATGAGTGGCGGTGTACATAAGCTCTCTTTCTCCCGGTCTTCTCCCAGTAGTTGCGACCACGCGAGTCCGTTCCAACATACTTCCACTCTACGCCGTTCTTATCAGTGAATTTGCGAAACGCTAGGGTTGAGTCCATTGCGTGTACCAGATTTGACATATTCATTACAGTTTGCTCCCAAGTGTTGCTATATCCCAGACGTTCGCTAAGTTGCGCATGAATCGTCCGTTAGGTTGACGTACAGTCCAGCGACCCAGACGTACATAGTTGAATTTGTAGACTTTACGCGCTTTGTTGATGTCTCTCACCAGCACGTAGGCGATAAGTCCATAGCCCATGGCTATCAATAGTGCAAGACTCATAGTGATTTCCGTTTAATACAGTCGTATAGCCCATAACCTATCAGCCAGATAACTGGCGCTAGGCAGACCCAATATCCCACACCCATAGTTAACTCCTATTAATGCAAGTGGTAATCTTTGAGGCCACCTATCAATCGATGGCCTCTCGTCTATCACTTAGCTATACCTCCACCGCCACAGTGGTCATCTTGGTTACAGTCATCCCACCAGCAAGCTCAACCGCATATCGTATCGCCTCCTCTTTGGACTTGAAGTCCTTTCCTGCAAGGTGGTATGTGTCCCCTGTTATTACCTTAGATGGCCTGCGACTTACCGCAATAGCGTTTTCCATGGTAAGCTCACCACGGCTATACTGAGTAAACCAGCGCTTAACCGAACTCGTCCCCACCCCGAACTTTTGGGCGGTTTCCGTCACCCTATCCATAGCTCCCTCAGGCAGGGAGGTGTAGTAGTTAACAACGTTGAGTTTAAATGCTACCGAGAATACATTGCGAGTTTTAGCAGTCATTATTCTTTCCTTCTGTGGTTGTCAAGTGGTAATCACTCAGGCCACCATGTAGATGACCTGTAGTTTAACACTCAGTACCCACCTGTCAGCGTTATGGTCAGGCTATGGTGATGAGCCACGTAGCAAGCACCTCGCTTCATCATCTCGTAGCACCCATCGTAGAACGCCTGTTCACTGCTATAAGTTATCTGATACATTTTACTTGTCCTCAGCGTGTAGACTGTCGTGCATATGTTTTCGTACTTCGTAGATCACTTTCAGGTGACGCATAGCCGCATCATGATTTAACTGCCCGGTCTTGACCATAAGCCGGGCGTAGGTGACGTGGTGCTGGCATAGACCATAAGTTACCATCACTCGCAGTCCTCCTCAGCAGCCGCAGGGTCGAACACTACGTTATCGTTGATGTCCTCGACCTTCAGGTGGCGACCTATCGCATAGTTGTCTTTGGCACATGCAGTAGCGACGTCAAGAGATACAGCTTGCTCAACGAATATGCCCGTTTTAGCATCAACTACCCAGTATTCTCCCGCCTCGTCGCTCTCTTCAACCTCGAACCAGACTACATCAGAGCTATTAGACACGTCGTTATACAATGCCTCATAGATGCGAGCTTGTAGTATACGCGTTACGTCCTTGGTATCAGGCATCAGCCCAGAGTCTTCGAACTCATGGTCAATACCATCAGCAGCCATCACCGTGAAAATCTCGTGGTAATAGTGCGGAACCTGACTGTCTACGACCTCATGCAGCGCATCGCTGTAGTCATCATCTTCCTGGATACCGTCGTACTGAATGCGCTCGTTGAATGCTTTAACAGTTGCAGCCAGCAGCTCATAGTATGCGTTAGCGTTACGTTCCATAATTATATCCTCTCAAAGTTAAGTATGTGTTAGTGACTATCAGTCAGGGCCTTCGGATGTAGACTCAAAGACCCTGTAGTTAGTCGCTATCGGCGCACATTAAGAGTTTATCCAGATTGTTAAAGAGCATTCGCTTGGCTGTCGTCGCCGCGCTATCCCGTTTCAGTGTTGGGACTCACCGTCGTTTCGATGTGGTACAGCTTACAGCTTTTAAAGGAGGCTGTCAACCTGTTATTCTTTTATGCGATGAGTGACCGAATTCGACTCACGGCTGGTGCCTTATCCTTGGCTGGTCACGGGCAGGTTTCTCGGTTCCTATCCCTACGCCATCTTGCTACGTGGTACATACTACTTTAAGTTTGTACTGCTTGTCAACTACTTTCTGTCATCTGCCTGTTGTTCGTATGACTTATCAGGCTGTCTACTTAACCGGGATGACCCGGCGTCTTCACTATCCGGTGGTTGCCGTGTCGTGTTGACGGAAGCTATTAGGCCATAATCTGGACCTATAGTCAATAGGTAATTTTGAAATAATATTGATTAAGCTATCGTCGGCCCCATGGTGTAAGAGGATATAGTCTTTGACTAACATGTCTTAGACCTTAAGTCTATATCCTTTGTGTCTATTAACTGTAGGTCTCTGACTGTAGGTAGCGGCATTACCGATGGTCGATGACTGTAGGTAGTTAGACTGTAGGCAGTTAGACTGTAGGTAGTTAGACTGTAGGTAGTTAGACTGTAGGTTGTTGAGACCTATGGTTATACAGATAGAGACTCGGAGACAGACCAATAGTCCCAACCTATCGTCTCCACCACCACCGATAGTCATGACCAATCGTTGACTTGAGGTATTGACAGCCGGTCCAACCTTATGATAGACTGGGGTAGGGCCTTTGGTCTGGACTAAAAGAGGGCCTATGGGGAGACTTGAGGTTCTTGAACTGTGAGA